ACAACTGTCTCGCCAGAAGCTGGAGTGTTACCAGTAGTGAAAGTTATTGAACCTCCACTTGCATCACCCGCACCAGCTACTGTATAGTGAGTAGTTAAAGTTTTGGTTGTCTCTGTTCCTGTAGATGATCTAATAATTACTACTAAATCTGTGTCCGCAAATATTTTAAACCCATATGCAAATTGGGTTGTACTCCCATTACCAGAGTAGGAATTCTTTACTGTAGTTGAAGATACTGTCATATTACTCTCTCTATATATATATTTTATTGGCTAGGCAACAATTCTTTTGGTTGTTCCTTAACATCTCCTAGTCTCATTGGTTGCAAAAATCCATATTTTTCTTTCTTAACATTTTGTATATCTTTACCTAACTGTTTATATTTTTCAATAACTTCACCAAATGCTTCTCTTTTATACACTTCAAATATTTTTTGTATAGTTTTTTGTTTACCACCATCAAAATCAACATTACCTTCTTGTCTTCTTTTATAAGATAAAGACTTAAATGTTCTTTCTAATTTTTCTTTTAAAGTTAACCCTCTAACTTTAGTTTTTCCAATTCTTTCTGTCCAATATCCATAAGCTGATTGACCATCAATTTTATAATCAAGTAATTCTATTTTTTTTTCTACAACTTTTCTTGGTTCAGATAAAGATACTTTTAATCTTGCTATTTCTAAAACTACAGGATCATCTTTTAATTGAGATTCTTTACCTACTAAAATAGGTCCTTGAGTAAAACTTAAAAAAGATATTACACCTTCTGGATTAAAATAAATAGAATTAGGATTTCTAACAATAGGTTCTCCTGTTAATATATCTCTTCTAGGTTCTAAATAATCTGTCTTAGTTATAAATGGTGCTTTTTTAATTAATTGATCAACAAAACTTCTAGCTTCCAACATATCAGTATCATATTCTGTTATACCTGGGATACCTTGACCTACTAATGCTTGATAAGGAATTGCGTTTGCAAATTGTTTACCAACATATTGTTCAAATTTTTTTGGTGTTGTTCTTTGTGTAAGATCAAAAGCATCAGATAAACCTCTAACATAAGATTTATTAATAGCAGATTTCATTGCTGATAAAGCCATAACTGAAAACATACTTCCTTTAACATCATCATCTATATTTGCATGATTTTCTTTCATGTCTGCTGCAATACCAAATAGATAAAAACGAGGATCCATTCTGTTATATTGTTTATAAGTTATAGTTCCATTTTCATTTTCTTGTGCAATAGAGTATGGTTGCCATCCATTATTTAACCATGTTTTTTTTATATTAAAATCTTTAGGACCATTACCTGTTATTTTAGGATATACGTTTCCATTTTTATCTTTTACTGAAGATTGAGTTAAATGCCAAGCATACAAGGCAGCAGATATACCAAATACTTGTCTACCTAAAACTTCTGCTCTTGCTCTTCTATCTCCTGTTCTCCATAAATCTTTCATAGGTTTTGTAAATGAACCATAAACAGGAATACGAGTTTCAAATTGTCTCCAAAGGTTTGTTGGTGTTCTAACAAAAGGTGTAAGAAATCTTAAATATGGAGTTTTTTGTAAAAATTTTTGCCAAGCTCCACCTATGTTTAACAATCTTCCATCTTCCAATGTATTTGTAAATGTTGAAATTCTTGATTGTTGTAATGCTTCAGCTGCTATAGGATTATCTACAACATTTGCTTTTCCATTTTTATCAAAACCTTCTTTAAATATTCTATCTATATTTGCTTTACCTTCTTTTGAAGATATATCTAAACCTAATTCTAAAGTATTTTCTAATGCTCTTCCATACAATCTTCCTCTATAATTTAATTGTTTAAACAATTCATCTGAACTCATTAATAATCTTGTTGGTAATTCAGAAATTAAACCAACACCATCTATAAAATTACCAAACTTACCACTAAAACCAAGATTAGAAGCACTAATAGGTCTTACTGCTTTTCCATTAACAATTCTTAAATTATCTTGAGTTCTAACAAGAGGATCAAGAACTGCATCACCTTGTTTAAAAGCAACTCTAACAGCATTAAAAGTTTCTCCTATATTAAACATCATTCCAAAATATTGAGAAGCTCCAGTTCTCATAGTTCTTAAATCAGCTCTAACTGCTCCTCCAACTATTTGTTCCATAGGTCTTAATAGTAGTTCATAAGAGTTTGATAAAAAGTTTACCGCATGAGTATAAGTTCCAGATAGTAGTGAATTTATGTAAAGTGAATTAAATACTTCAATATATTTTTGAGATTTTGTTTTTGCTATTTCATTAATAGCATCTTTAGGTTTCATGTCTTTAATTTTTTTAGCAAGTACAGCAGGATTAGCACTAAAATTTTTTATATTGTTAGCAATATCTTCTACCTCTAAAATTTTACCACCAGATCTTGTAACCTTTATTCTACCTGCTTGAGTAGTTCTAGCAGCATCTCTAATTTGATTTTTTAAAGCATAAGTTACTTCTTGTATAACTTGTCCTCTTATTGCCATTTCTTCTTTTGCTTCTTTAGACCATTTATCTACATTATCACCAAACTTGTCTAAATACTTTGCAGATATATCAATATAATCTTGACCTAATTGTTGTAAAAAACCTTTATTGGTCAACATTCTAACTGTTCCATCTTTTGATCTAACACCTTCTTTTGTAATTGCTTTTAATACTTCTTTTTGATCTCTACCTGCAATTTCTGCAAGTTCTAAAGCAACATCATTTGCTAAAACATCATTTTCTAAAAACTCTTTTGTTAAATCATCAAATCCATTATCAACAACATTATCAATAGCTTTTAATACTTGTTCACCACTTGTAAATGATTTGGTATTTAATATTTTTTTTATCCAAAGTTCTGAATCTTTTTTAGCAGTTTCTTTTGATTTGGTAATTATTTTTAATGCTTCTTTAGTATTAATTGCATTATTATCTTCTAAAGCAAACTTTCTTAGTCTTTTTGTTTTTTTTTCTTTTTGTGCATCTTTAATAACTTCATCTGCTTTTTTTTGTATTTGTGCTTTTTTATCTAAGTCTTTTGTTTTTTTCATTTTTTTAAATGCTTTAATTCCTAAAAATATAGATTCACCAATTCCACCAAGAGCCATTCCTTCAAGAACATTTTTTAATCTTCCCTCCATTTCACCATCATTTTTATCTGTTGCAAGATATTGAGTAACTGCATTATTTAATACAGGTGAATCAAACTCTACTAACATATCTGATAATCTACCTTCATTAGGGTCAAACACAGTAAGATCAGCAACAGCACCTGCAACCAATCCTCTTGATAATGCTTTAGTGGAAGTTCCTGCTAGACCAGCACCTTTTAAAAATTTAGCTGGTCCTGCAAAACCAGTAAGGAATCTTGAAACTCCTTCTGTCATATTTCCTGCTAAAGTTTCTGGTTTATGAAAAATTGGTAGTTGTCTTTTTTTAGAATATTCTTCTGAATTCCATTTAGAACGAGAAATATATTTTGGAATAAAATCTTTAAATGTAAGTTTACCATCTTGATCTCCAAACTCTAATCCACCCAATGAAACTATATTTTCATCTAAAAAATCACCTTGCTCTTCTATCGCATTAACAACACCTTGAGGTGCAGATAAAGCCATATCTTGTGCAATATTCCACCAATTTGCATCTTCTTGATCTGGATTTTTTACCAAACCAGAATTAACTGGTTCTATTTTTACAGTTTCTTTATTGTAGGTTTGTAATAAATTTAAAACTTCTGGAGAAAATTCATTAGCCATTATTGTCCTTTTGGAAGTTGAGATTTTAACAATGGTAAATAATCATTCATAAAAGATTGAATATCTTGATAACCATTTGCTCTTGCTAAACTTTCATAAGATTCTATTGTATCTTGATCTAGTGTACCTTCTGTTAATTTACTTATATCACTTACAATAGTATTATATTGATCAACAATTTCTGTATCACTTTGTTGTAAATTAAATGCAGATAATTTTAAAATTTGATTTTCTTCATATCTATTTTGTAAAACATAAGTAGTTGATCTAGCATAAGCTCTTTTTTCTTCTAATGAAGCATCTGGATTTGCAAAAATATATTGTTTAATTCTTTTATCAAATTCTTCTTCCATTTCTGTTGCAGCTAATCTATCTGTAAGTTCTGGTTGTGCAAAAGGATCAGCAATACTTTTAGATAAATCTCCTTTTAAACTATTAGCATAATCATAAAATAATTTATTATCTCCTTGTTTTCTAACAAGAAGATCGTGTGATATTTTTTCAGTTAATACTTTTTGTTCTAAATTATCTATTTGTACTGAAAATTTACCTGTATCAACTTTATAACCATTTGCTTTTCTTTTAAAATTTTTTAATTCATCTACTAATTCTAATGCTCTATCATAATCAGAATCTGGATTACCTTTTATTGTAAGTTCAGATATTTTATTATTATAAGCAGAATAAACTCCAGCTCCAAAATCTTCATCATTTAAAAAATTAGTTCCTTTTAAACTAATATCTAAATTATTAATTTGTTCAGCTCCATTAACTAAACCTGCAAACTGATTTATATCTGATAATAAAAAATCTCTATCAGCAGCTTTTAATTTTTGATCTAATACATTTTTAGGTAAATTAAATTCTTCAGCATAATCTCTTATTATTTCTTTAGTAATTGTTTTGTATTTTACCTTCATTATTGCATTATCAGAAGTCGCATATTTTCCAATATTAGAAGTAATTTTATTATTTACATTTACCAAACTTTCATTTTGTAATGCTGTAAAACTATTTTTTTTTAACTCATAAATACTTTCTGCATTTTGTAAATCAATTCCAGTTTCTATTAAATTTTTAACTCTTTTATTTTTTATAGAAGATATTTTTTGTTGTACTAAAGGCGTAAATGTTTGTTTCCAATTATTAATAGCATCCTCTTCAACAATATTTTCTTTTTGTGATTGAATAATTTTATCTGATTCAGATTGTAATTCTAAAATTGCTTTAGATGCTATTAATTTTTCTTCACTATTTCTTTTTTTAATAGAGTAATTGGTAATAGCTTCTGCAGCAGGAAGTAATGCAGCACCTACAGTAGCAGTTGGTGATATTTGTATACCAGTTCTAACTGATGCTGTGTCTGTTGTGGGTCTACCCCTTGCTGTAAATGTAGGTATTTTTGGCATGATTATCCAAATCCTTTAAGTAAACTTGTTCCTGCTTGAGCATAATATCCAATTTCTTTTGCTTTAGCTTGTTGTCTAGCAAGTGAACCAGACATACGAGCAAAGTTTGCTTCTTCATCTTTTCTTCTTTTTCCAATTTTAGCATTATAATCTATAATATCTTTTTCTATTTCAGCTTGTTCAGCATTTTGTCTTAATATTCTTAAACCAGAACCAGAAAGTTCTGCACCAGAAAATAATACATTTGTTCTTGTTTGACCTTGAAGTGCTGAAAATTGTTGATCAAATCTAGCAATATCAAATTCTTTTTGTTTTTCAATTAATTCACCTTCTTGTTCAAGAACTTCAGCATTACGATTTTGTATTGCTTGATTATATTTTCCAACTGCACTTGCTTGTCTACCAGCTACTATTGCTGTTCCTGCTTGAATAAAAGGTAATGCTGGTGCTGCAAATGCCATTAGAATAACCTCGCATACATATATTGGTCTGAGCCATCAAATCCCCATTTTCTCATCAGACCTTCTTTTTCTAAACCTAACCACTCTGCAAATCTTTGACCTTCTTTAAAATCTTTTCTGATTGCAGATTGAACTCTAGTAATATTATTTTCTTTAGCAACTCTTGCAAAATCTTTTTTAATTGCTTTAGCAACACTAAGTGGATGTTTCCACATCTCGCTTGTTGCAATCACCCAACCTTCAGCAACTTGACCCCAAACCATTTTCATTCCTGCAGCAAAGATAGGTTCATGATTAACGATACCAGTAAATGCTAAATGATCTTGTTCTAAGTTTCTAGCATCACCATCAACATTAATATAATGTCTATCTGCTTCTAATACTTTATGGTTCATTTGTTGAGATAAAATAAATTTTCCATGTTGTGCAGTATAAGGCACTATATTTAGTATATTATCCATCATTTGTTACTAACCTTGGGTATAACGATAAAATTGTAAAAGGTAAAGGTTGTGTTTGTCTAACAAAAATAAACCCATCTGTCTCGTAATTTCCTCTAAATTCTACTTCTTTATCTCCTGTAAATGGTGGTATACCTTCATCCATTAAGTTCGCAGAAGTTCTAAAAGGTATTCTTTCCATATCATCTAAGTTTGGTCCAACCTCTATACCTATAGTTTCAAACATTCTAACTGTAATATCATATATTCTTTTAGTTTTACCTTGTGATGTACCATCTTGTGAACCAGCATCTAATCTCATTGTCTGTAGTAAAGATGTAAAAGCTAAACCAATCTTAACATCTTTTGCTGAACGATCTAAAGTTACCGCACCAGAGCTTACAGTTTTATTTGGATGCGTTGCACCATCTGCTAATATTGAAACAACTTGTCCTTCAAGGTGTGATAATCCAGAAAGATTGGTAACTGCTGAACCACTATAACTTAAAGCACTATCTAAAAAATTAAATGATGTGTTATCTGCTTCGTCAAAATCAAGTTCGTTTAAATATTCAACATATCTTTTAGTTGCACCATTAACTGTTCTTTTTATAATTACATAAGTTTGATATTCTTTATCATCTGTAGGAATAACAGCTACACTTTCTGCTACTGCTTTACCTTCGCTTGTTGATGTTAATCTTGTTTTGTCAAAACTTTTAATCGTTAAATATCCTGTTGCTTCATGTGCTGTTTCAGTAATTGTAACTACTGCACTTGATACTGTTGCAGTAAAATTAGCGTGAGCATTGATTGCATTTTTTAAATTAGTTGCGGTAGTATTATTATTGGTTTCAGTTTTAAATTGATTTGTTCCAGCAGTTCCTGTCGTAGATTCAAAATCTACAGTTGTACCATCTGATTTAGTTAAAGTAATTTTAGTTTTATTTGCAATGTTTGCATAATCGGAAACTGTAATTGTTGCTATACCAAATCTTCCACCAAAAATATGTCTATGCCAAGCGGTTACTTGTTGTTCTCTTTGATAAGTTAATCCTACTAACTCACCATCTTCTCTTGTTGCGTAAACTATTTGATTTGGTTCTTGTTGATATGCGACTTGAGTTAAACCACCTTCAGTAATATGTTCTGCAAGGATTGTCATGTCTGGAGCTACATAACCATCAACGTCAAAGTTATAAGCTAATTCTCTAATCTTTCTTCTAGCTCTTTGTAAAAATAATGTAGCGTTACCTACAGCTATGGCATCTATATTAGCTGCACCATGGTTAGATTGTTTTTTAATTAATATGTTTGTTGGAGTAATAGCACTATCTGTACCACCTCCAGATACTACAAACTCACCACCTGCAGTACCAATAATTAAAGTTCTTGTTGCTGTCATAAAACGAATAGCATTAACTTGGTTAGATGCGATTGTATAAATAATTGCATCATCGTCTGCAATCGTTCCACCAAGATTAGCATCCATGTTTTCATAATCACCAGACTTTGAAAAGTAAACTGTTTGTGGATTATTTAATGTTGCAGCAAATACTAATCGTTGTTCAAAAAAGGTTACGCAAGAAGGATGACCTGTAGTATCTGAAAATGCTCCAAGAAACCAATTAGTAATTGCGTTAGCATTTGCAAAAGCTGTTGTTATATTTGCTGTTACAACTGTTGTGCTTGTTATAGCTGTAATAACTCCATAACCATCATTAAAATGTATTTGTCTACCAACATCTGTTGCTAAAAATCCAGACCCACCATTTATTCCTGTAACCGCAGAAGCTGTAATAGTTCTTGATCCTGTTCCAGCAGCAGAAGGTGTTAATGTTGTTGTAGTAGTATTAGCATCTAAGAATGGTCCTTTAGTAAAATCAACATCTGTAAGTGACCAAGATGTATGACCTGTTCTTGATAATTTTTCTACTTCATGATTTGGATGACAGATATACATAATGTCTGCTGATTGTGCAAATTTCAAATCAAATAGTTCTGCTTCTAAGTATGGTGTAGATATTTCATAAGCTGAACCACCAGATAATATTTGACCATTGTCTTTATAAAATCTTATATATTGATCACCAAACTCAAGCATATAAGTTTGTGTAGTAGAAAATTCAAAAGGAATTAATCTTGTTTTTTTTGTACTGTCTTTTACTGCTGCAACAAAATTTGTACCTGGTCTACGAGCTGCACTACCATGAGGATATATAACTAAATTTTCTAATGTTGCACAACCAGATGAATATTTTGCTAAATCGTTTCTACCATCTAATCTTGGAGATAGTTCACCACCTGTAAAGTTTGTTAATTGAGCTGCAACTCTAGCCATGTATTAGTACCTTGAGTTAATAAAGCTACCTGCGTCTATTGCATCTGTCATTCCTAAATCTTGATCTATATTTTGACCTTCAGTTGAATCTACAAATCTAGCATCTCTTAATTTATCTTGAAACAGTTGATACATATTTTGAGCTGTTTGATTATTAGAAGTAACTGCAAAAGCAATATCAGCACCAAGTGATGCAGATAATGTTTCTCTTAATAATTCGTCATACTCATTGGGATCAATAATTCTAGCAACATATAATATTTTCATACTAGATGTATTAGATAATATTTTTCTACCTTCTACTTTGTAATTAGATTCATAATCTAATATTCTAAGTAATCTTAAACAATCTGATGGTAGTGTAAAAGAAACTTTAAAACCCCAAGCAGGAGCTGTAGTATCTGCTGCTAGCTCAACTCTTTTCTGTAAGCAGTTCCAAGGATGTGATCTGAATACACCATCTCTTACTTGAGTATATCTTTGATTACAAAGTCTAGCGTTTTTTGAATCTTCTGTAAGTGAAAGTATAGTTGTAGCACCTAATTGATTTAATGCTCCATTACAAATGTCTACTACTGATGCCATACTACTTCCTTATAATATACTTTCGCCTTATCTGTCTATCTTTTTCTAAAGCGAATATTTCTTTTTCTGTTCTCTCTTCTTTAATGTCAAAGCCATAATGATACTTGGTATCATGTTTAAACCTATCTACTAACACATATCTGTATACATAATTATTTTTTTTAAAATGTAATACAGGTTTTAAATCTTGAATCTTTTTCATAAAAAGATGGGGGATTACTCCCCCACCTAATATTTAGTAATTAATCTACAACGTACATCATAGTTAATTGAATAGTACCAGTACCTGCAGCACCACCCATAGTTACTGAAACAGGAAGTCCATCCTTA